AGATGTTCAGTTTAACATTGATAAAGTAAAAGGTTCAATTAAAATGATCGGTGAATCACAAGCTCTTAATATTGCATTAACAAACTTGGAAAAAAGAAAAAATCACTTAGATTCTGAATTACAAAGTGTTAAAGAATTACAATATAAAGAAAGAGTTAAAGCATAAACTAAAATGAAATAACACAAATCCTCAAAGAAATTTGGGGATTTTTTTTTATTGAAACTTTTATTAAAAAAGTTCTATAAAATAAAAGCATTTCAGACATACTGAATTAAAAAAAATAATGCTTATCTATGTACTTACATAACAAAGACCTCTATATAGAAATAATAGTTTCAAAGGCTCAAGGCAAACTAACTCCAAAATCTAAGCAAATGTTGGAAATTCTTGCCAAGAGAACTATCAAAAAAATGAGATATTATTCAAATGATGACAGAATGGATTGTTACCAGTCTGGCTTATTGGATATGTTTTCTAATTGGTATAATTTCAACGAAGAAAAATCCGATAATGCTTTTGCTTATTTTACCGAGATATTTAAACGCGGACTAGCAAAAGGCTTCAATGAACTATATAAGAAAAAAGGTGATAACGATCATCAAATAAGATTGATTTCTATCGAAGGTTCTAATGATGGAATGGGTCTTCATTCTATTTAATAATAAAAAAACTAATAAAAAAAACACTCATATGAGTGTTTTTTTTTATGTATTTAATTTTAGTTATGCTTCAACTGAGACCTCACTATAAACTGTCTCTAACATTCTATTAGCTACTAAATAGGGATCACAGTTTGATGCTGGTCTTCTGTCTTCAAAGTATCCTTTGCCGTCTACTATAGCTTGGGCGGGAATTCTAATTGATGTATCTCTTGTTGAATATCCAAAACTGAAATCATGAATACTTGAAGTTTCATGTTTTCCAGTAAGTCTTTCTTCATTACTCAAACCATAAACCTCAATGTGTTCATTATGGTTGGCTTCTAATTTGATCATGGTCTCTTCTATGATTTTAAGACCGCCTTCTTCTCTCATTTCTTTTGTTGAGAAGTTGACATGGCAGCCAGAACCATTCCAGTCTCCCTTGAGTGGTTTAGGATGAAGAGAAACTTTTACATTATACTTTTCAGCTACTCTTTGTAGAAGATATCTTGAAATCCAAAGTTGATCAGAACCAGTCAATGGTGTAACCGGACCTATTTGATATTCCCATTGGCCAAGTAATACTTCAGCATTGATACCAGAAATATCTAATCCAATTTCAATACACATATTCATATGTTCTTCTACTATTTCTCTACCAACTACTGTGTCTGATCCTATTCCACAGTAATAATCACCCTGTGGTCTTGGTATTGTTAGTGTGTCAGTTGTGAAACCTAAAGGAATACCTTCACCTTCTGCAAACGGTGTAGTTGGCTTATGTGTAAGTGTATACTCTTGTTCCCAACCAAACCAAGGTTGATTTTTATGTTTACTTTCATTGATATTAAGTTCAGAAACCTTTTCTGCTAATTTTTGACGAGTGTTTGTTATATGTGGTGTCATATCAGGGTTTAGAACTTCACATAAAACTAATTTATTGTCTCCTTTTCTAAGTGGATCTTTTGTAATAAAAACTGGATTTAGAATACAATCTGTATTTTTTCCTCTACCAGCTTCAGCTTGTAAAGTAGAACTACCATCAAAAGACCAAAGAGGGAAATCTGAAGGCTTTGTTGAATCAGTTTGTGGAACGATTTTTGTTTTACTTCTCAATTGTTGAGGAGTAGAACCATCTAACCAGATGTACTCAAGTTTAATAGTTTTCATATAGGGTTTTTTTTTTATTCTATTATTTTTACTAAACTTTTTCAAAATGTTTAATACAAATTTTCACTAATTTTATTTTATGGAAAAAATTCTTTTACAATATTGGCAAGTTAAGGATAAGGACTTTCAATTTTCAGATGGTTGTTCATTGCATCTATCATTTGTTGATCATATGAAATTTGTTAAATCTTCTTATCAAAGTCAAGTTGAGTCGACTCATGAGCTTTTAGAGATTACTCTATCAGAGCCTATAATGATAGAAGTTACCGACTCATTGTATAATAAAATTAAGAAAAATAAAGGTTCTGTTAGATTGAACGAAGTATCTTTGAATAACTTGATAAACCTGAGAGATGTTAAATTTATAACTGAAAATGAACTTGTTAACTAATATATTCTACTCTTTATCTGTTCTATTTATTGTAGTTGAAATATATCAACTTATTAATAGGGAACAGTTGTTTTCAAAATTGAAATTTGATGACATTGAAAAAATTAATCCACTTTCAAATATTATATTTTACACAAGTAAAATATTTTATTTATTTTGGATTTTTTTAGGTTTATTTTCGAGTCTAAAATTATATTTTCTAATCTTAGTAATTACTGGTCTGTTTAAGTACTTTGTTTTACTAACTAAGAAGAATATTCTAATAAATCTATATGATTTATTTAATTGTCTATTTAGTGTAACTGTACTGTCTATTATCTTGATCCTAAGATTTTTTCAGTAATAATTATAAATTCGAATCCTTTTCTTTGACAATAATCAATCATGTAAGTCCATTTACTTAGATTTTTATTGTACATTTTCAAAGCATATTCAAAGTTTTTAAGTTGTTTAGCTGTTGGTTTACTAGCAAGAACTGGTTCAATTGTCTCAGAATATGGTTTTACTTCAGCAACTACCTTTGAAATTGTACCATCATCTTTTTTTAATTCATAATAGAAATCAGGATAATAAGTGTGCTCGGACGTTTTATAGTCTTGTTTTTCTGAAATCCATTCTGTTTTAGTATAAGGTATCTTTAGATGTTCAGCTCCCCAATTAATTATTTTATCATTATTATCTAAGTAAATCATCATTTTTTGCTCTAGTCCTGAACGATAAAAAAGACCACCTTGTGAATTTAATTTAATTACTTTATCCTTTTTATTTGGTATGAAAAGACCTTGATGATATTTAGTAGGTTGTTTCGGAGCACTGTTTAACATAATCTTTAGTTATTTGTTATTTTTAATATATATCAATAAATATTTATTCTATGAGTGAATTATTAGAAAGAGTGCGATTGAATAATTTAGTTTATGGTGATGGTGTCGCTGATAATTTTAAGAATAACTCTATATTTTTCTACAATAAATATTCTAAGTCAGATAATCAGGTTTCTAGTATCGGAGTTGGTGAGATACAGATCGGTAGATTTTATCACTTACACTATCAAGATGACTCAAATTGGATGAAATATTCTCCAGTATTCACAGTAGATGTGAAAAAATTTGAAAGTTTGATTATTCTCATGGCGGTGAATTTTAATTTTATACCAGTCGAAGTGAGAATAAGTATTTTTGATAAATTTATGAATAGTGATACATTTGAAAATGATAGACTTTTATCTGTTGATTTTACAGGAGTGTATAATGAGTTGAAAAGATATGGTTTTGAATACGCAATAGTTGAATATAATATAAAACAAGTAAAACTAGTTCATAAAATAAACATGATTGTCGTGCCTAGATTTCTTTATTCCTCTCATCCAATAAACAAATACGATCCAAGAAAACTTTATGAAATATGGTCTGCAAAAATTTCGAAAAGAAACGAAAGAGATGCTGAGATGAGTAAATTGTTAATTGACGACTTTATTAAATCGTCAGATGAAATTGCAGAAAATTATAAAATGATGAAAGACCATATTAATAGAGTTAAGAGAAGCATTGAAAAATATGGTAGATAAACTTAATATATAGAGAGACACTATAAAATAATATATATTAGAAATTTTTAAAATTTAATGGCTTCTTACAATCCACTCAATTCTCAAAATCAGAATAACACATATATTTCATCAGCGGTTGAAAATAAGGGTTTATTCAATAGACTTCTTAGAAATCTTTCTAATTTTGGAATGAGATATGATGATATGATTATCAGAAATACCGTAGGTGTTGGTATTAATGAAGATCCATACTCACAAAAAAATAATTCGATGTATGACTTCTTTAGTCAGAAGGCCGTTTCATCAGTATTAAACAGAAAGTCAGTTCCTTATTTGGATAGATCATATGCGGATAAAAGAAGAATTCTAAGAGAGTATTCAATTAAAGATGAACTAAGAGATTTCGTTTCTGCAGTTGCTGATGAGTCGATTATCTATAATGATGACAAAGACTTCTGTGCACCTAAGCCTCTTTCAAATGATTATTCACAAGATATAAAGGATAAGTATCAAGAATATTTTGAAGTAATCTATCACAGATTTGGTTTTGGTGATAGTATAACAGCTTGGAATATGATGAAAGACTTTTTGATTGATGGTTATGTTGCAATTGAAATAGTTTGGGATGACAAAAAGAAGAATATCATACATTTTAATAGATTAAGACCAGAAACATTAGTACCAGCTTATGAACCTTCAGTTGGTAATCTTTGGATTCAATATCCAGAAGATCCGCAATTAAGAAGAATATTTCTTGATTCACAGATTGTATTTGTTTCTTACTCAACACAGAATGATTATTCCGAGACTTCTTATTTAGAGGGTCTAATTAAGCCGTATAATCAATTAAAGATATTAGAGCAAACTAGAATTATGTTTAACATAATTAATGCTACTATTTATCAAAAATTTACAATCCCAATTAAGGGATTACCAAGACAAAGAGCTGAAGAACAAATTGGGCAATTAATAGCTGACTATTCAGAGGAAATTGAATGGGATGACACATTAGGAACAGTTTCTATCAATGGTAGAAAACATTTACCCTATAATAAACAAGTTTGGTTCCCAGAAGGTGATGCTGGTACTCCAGCAATGGAATTGGTATCACCAGAGGGTCATAACTTAAATGAGAATGATATGTTAACTTGGTTTTACAACATTCTTAAAAGAGCTTCTAAGATTCCTTTCCAGAGATTTGAGAAAGAGAATGGTGGTGGTAACATATTTAGTGATGCATCTGAGATGACTAGAGATGAAATAAAGTTTAATAACTTTATCAATCGACTAAGAGCAAATTACAAAGAGTTGATTGTAAAACCTCTAAAGCTTCAAATGTGTATGGAATTCCCAGAGTTGAAAGATGATGAGGTTTTCCTAAATCAATGTGACATTAATTTCAATTCAAATCAATTGTTCGAAGAGTGGAAGAAGTTGGCAAACTTTGAAAAAAGAGCTGGTATATTATCAACTTTATTAGGAATACAAACTGCTGATGGTCAACCATACTTTCACATCGATTATCTAATCGATAAAGTTATGAAATTATCTGAAGAAGAAAAGCAAGAAAACAAAGCATACTGGATCAAATCGACTAAAGGTGGTGGTGAAGCTGGTGAGGTCGAAGGTGGAATGGAGGGAGCTGAGGCTGGAATGGAAGGTGGTGAAGCACCAACTGAAACACCTGAGGCAGCAACTGAGACACCTCCAGCTGAAGAGGGAGGAGGTGAAGCTCCACCGTCAGAATTCGAATTCTAATAAAAAAAGTCTCATTCTTGAGACTTTTTTCTATTTAATATATCTTTAGATTTTGAGGGATTATCTACTCCAAACTTTTCAATCATGGTTTTTTGAATTTTCTTCTTTATTTCTTTATTTTGAATTGGATATTCAACGCCATAATTCTTTTTGAGTGTTTCTTTTCTTTTCTTTTCAGAGCATTTCCTACAGTAGTACTCACCCCATCTATTGCCGTATTTGACATAGTTTTTGAAAATAACTTCTTTGACTATACCACAGCTATCACATTTACAATCAATTTTGTAATGACTACCAGTTGATAGAAGTTCTATTGGTATTATTAATGTTTCTCCTATAGCAACATCATAACCAAGTTCTTCATAGTATGAAAAATTTGACTCATTGATTTTAATTATGATTTCTCGTGTTAGGATCAATTTATTTAAGGGTAGTTTGGTGTTTATATAGTCAGAATAAAACAAAGTTTATTCTAAAAAAAGATACTTTTGTGAAGTATTGTTAATAAAGAGAATTGTGTGGTCCATAAAAAATCCGTCATTGAAAAATCGAGATTTTTTAAGTTATATATACTAAAAATAAATTGCGATAAATGAAACCTATACTAATCGTTGAAAACAATTCAAACCCATTGGTTGAGAATGTTCAAGTGTCTGGTGGTAGTAAGGATTATGTTTTAGGTGGTATTTTCACTGAGTTTGGTATTAAAAACCGTAACGAAAGAATCTATACTGCTGACAAATTCATTCCTTGTTTACAAGAGTTAAATGAGCGTATCAACAACATGGGAGTTGTATATGGCGAATTTGATCACCCAGATGTTTTTGACACATCATTAGCAAGAGCATCACACACTATAAGAAAAGCTCATTATGTTAAAGAACATAACAGAGTTGAGGGTGAGATCAAATTGTTAAGTACATACTGGGGTAAGGAAGCTAAGGCTTTAGTTGATGATGGTTGTCCTGTATTCGTTTCTTCAAGAGCTGCTGGTATCACTGAATCTGATGGCACTGTTACTTTGAAGAAGTTGTTTACTTACGACATCGTTGCTGATCCTGGATTTGCTTCTGCTAGAATGAAATCAATTAATGAATCTTTTGGATTCACAGAACAAAATAACTTTAGGATATACGAAATGTCCGATGAGTCAAAAATAAACGAACTATTCAATATGAACAAGAATGAATTCGTTACCAAGCAGCAATTAGCTGACTATTCTAAGTATTTAGTAAATGAAATTGCTTCTACTAAGAAAGCTGCACAAACTGCTATTAAATCAGGTAACATCAATCCAAAGAAATTGGAGCAACTTCTTGAGTACTACGAAGAACTTAATAAGACAAATGCTCAAATGGTTAAGTATTTAGATTACTTGGCTGAGAAAGTACAAGTTGTTGTTAATGAAAACATTTCATTAAAGTCTACAACTGACAAATTAATTTCTCATAATGATTATTTAGCTGAGAATTTAGAAAAAGCTATTAATTATTCTGATTATATCGCTGAGAATTTGGATAAGAACATTTCTTATTCTGAATATTTGGCTGAAAATCTCGATAAGAACATTTCTTACTCTGAGTATTTAGCTGAGAATTTGGATAAGAATATCGCTTATTCTGAATATCTTGCTGAGAACTTAGATAAGAATATCGCTTATGCTGAGTATATTGCTGAAAATTTGGATAAGAACATTTCTTATTCTGAATATTTGGCTGAACATTTAGATAACTCTATTGCTTATTCTGAGTATTTAGCTGAACATGTTGAGGGTAACATTGCTTATTCTGAATATATCGCTGAACATTTAGATGACAACATCGCTTATTCTGAGTATATCGCTGAAAATCTTGACAAGACTGTTTCTTACGCAGGAATGATAGCTGAGAAATTAAACACTACTAAATTAAATGAAAGTGTTGAAGAAAATACATTCCCAACATTAGAAGACGCTGGGTTCGCTATGATCGCAGCAGAAGAAGAAGGTGGAATGCCAATGCCTCGCATGCCTAAAGAAGAAGGTGATGCACATGAAGAGGAAGGTGATAACTTACCACATGTTATGGCATCTGAGGAATCAGAATTGAGTAATGACAGTCACGAAACTCATGAAGAAGAGGGTGATAAATATGAGGAAGAAGGTGATAAATATGAGGAAGAAGGTGATAAATATGAAGAAGAGACAAACTCAGCATATGAAGGTAAGACCGACACTGAATTATCACAACAAATTGATAAATTAATTGAAGAAGCTAGAAAACGTAAAGTTTCTGAAACTAACGATACACACTTCTTGAAATTCTTAAACAAGTCTCAAGTTGATAGCTATTGGAGCTTGACAACTGAGGAACAAGAACAAGTAAAACTTTACATAAACGAAAGAAGTTATTTTACAAGTTCTGATGTGTTAAAGATGATCACAGAAGCTTTATCTGTTAAAAATGAATCTCTAGAAGAGAGATTGATTAGATTGATGCCTGAAAACATTAAGCCAATCTGGTCACAAATGAATGAGTCTTCAAAGAAGTCTATCTTGTCTCAAGCTAGATTGTACCCAGACTTAACAACTGAAGCAAAGGTTGAACATTTCTGGTTAACAAGACCATTCAAGAAAAACGAATCTGTTACTAAGAAATTAGTTGAACATAACGCATTGATTCAAGAAGACAAAGTGTCTGAGAACGAAATGACTGCGATTATGGAAAGATTCAAAAATCTTTAATCTATAAAAAATCCACCCTTTGAAAAATAAAATTTTCCAGGATCATATATAGATATAAGATACACAAAAAAAAATAAAAAAAAATTATGTCACACATTAGAATAGACAAAAACAAAGCATTGAAGAAGTGGTCTCCAGTATTAGAGAACATGGGTGTTTCTGGTGAGGAAAGACTTGATTGGATGTCTGAGTACGCAGAATTCCACTCTATCAATGAGAACGCTTATGTGAACGCAGCTAACGCTGGTATGGGTGCAGTTACTTCACCACAACCATCTGTATATGCTGGTTCTAACGCTTATACTTCTACAAGTACAACTATCAATAACTTCGGTAACGCTGGTTCTGGAGATTTAGGACAAAACTTGTTACCAGTAGCTATGAAAATTGCTGCTCAAACAATCGGTCTTGATTTAGTTGCTGTAAAACCTTCTCCAGGTCCAAAATTAGATTTGTTGTATATCGACTTTCAATATGATGATGTTGATACTACACAAGGTCAGCCATTAGTATTCAAATATAGTGATGGTGCTGCTAATGATGCAAGTATTGCTGCTGCAATCAGAGCAATTTCTGGTTTTTCAACTAACATCACTGAAACAGTTGGTGGATATAGAGCTACAACTTCAGGTAACTTATCTTACAGAGTATGGGTTGCTTTGAATGCTGCTGGTGCAGCTTCAACCGGTCTTAATATTTCAACTGGTGTTGTTGGTACAAGTGTTAACCCAACTTCTTATGAGGGTGTTGCTGAATTCTTGGGATTCTCTCGTATCGATGGTCTTCCAATTTTCAGAGCTTACAGACAATCCAATGCTGTTGGTAACTACAATGGTTCTACACCATACGCTGCTCCTTATGTATTTACACAAGCTCAAAACACTTTCACTCCAACAGCTTCTGTTGCAGCTCAGTGTTCAGCTGTTGCTGGTGTTTCTACTGGTACTGATGGTACAGTTACTTTGATTTCAGCTTTAGAAGATCACCTTCCAGGTTTTTCTTCAAACTTCTCTACAAATTCTCAGAATGGTAGATACCCAATGAGTCGTGCTGAAGATGATCAATCATATGCTGGTGTAATCGGACCAAAAGTTTCTACTAAGTCTATCGCAGTTGGTACTATCGAAGTATCTTCAGCTCTTAGAAGAACTGAAATCGAGGATATCAAAGCTAACACAGGTATGGATATCGTTCAAAAGATGGAGTCTATCCTTGTTAACGAATTGTCTCAAACAATTTCTAAGCAAATCGTTGCTAAGATCTTTGAAATGGGTGATTTGAACAGAGCATCTGCTCCACTTGGTGGAACTGGTTCTATCACAAGTCAGACTATCTTCGACTTAGATACTGCTTATGTAAATGTTGGCCCAGGTGGTGAAACTACTCACGCTGTTCAACGTAAGTTGATCACTAAGATGGTTCACGCTTCTAACTACATTGCTACTGAAGGTCGTGTAGGTCCAGCTCAATACGCTGTAACAAACGGAGGTTTAGCTGCAGCTATGATGGACATCGCTGGTTATACTATTAACCCAACTAAATCTAAAATCAACGGTTCTGGTCAATTGTATCCAGTTGGTCAAATCGGTGATATCCAAATTTATGTTGATCCATATTTGAGATATAACGATAACCGTATCGTTTTAGGTAGAAAGAATAACCCAGATCAACCAGGTATCATTTTCGTACCTTATTTGATGGCTCAATCTATCAGCATCATCTCTGAAGCAACTTTCGCTCCAAGAATGTTACTTCGTTCAAGATATGCAGTTGCTGAAGTTGGTTGGTTCCCACAAAAGCAATATATGACTATTGTTACTAAAGATGCTTCTGGTTATCTTAACTAATAGTTAAAAAAACTAACAAAAAAGTCTTCTTCGGAAGACTTTTTTGTTTTAAATATGTGTTTTTTTAAGAATATTTAAAAAATGAAAAAAAGTGATTTTTTTAATTAATATATACTGTATATAAAAATAAAGAAAATAGATATGTCAAAACCTTATTTCAAAATTAACTCAGTAACATATTCAAACAGTAATTTGACTGTAAGATATGATTTCGGTAGAACAAGAGGTTCAGTAGATGGTAATAATATTATAGAGATCGATGGTTTTTCAGGTTCTCAGACATTTACTGAAAATAACAGATACGGATTTAATGAAGTCCAATCGATAACTATTGGTGCTCTTGGTACTTCATCTACGGCTGGATATACTGATCCTAGTTCACTGACTTGGACTTTTGGTGGTACAGTTTCAAATCAAACTAACGCTAAACCAACACTTGGAACACATCAATTGGTTTCCTACACAGCTTCGGCTGCACAGACTCTATCAGACTTTTTATCTGGATTGGCAACTTCAGTGAATACGAGTTCAGTGAATACTAAGGGTATAATCGCATCGACCACATCAACAACAATCACTTTTGCGGCTTCAAACACTGGTAATTTATACAATAACACACAATTATTTATGAATCTTACTAGAGGTGGTACAAGTGTGATTGGTACTTCAAGTGTTGGAGTAACAAATAGTGCTACGTACTCAGGTGGTGTTACAACATATAATGTTGAAATATCTATACCTGCAGTTGGTGGATATGCTTCAAGATATTCGATTTCATCGAATACAGCATCTGTATTATTATAACTAATCTAAAAAAAATATTAAAACCCTCATTTAATGAGGGTTTTTTATTTTATACTTGTTTAGAATCCAGATGTTCCTATTGCCGAATTGTTGTTTGTGACAGTCTTTTTTATTACCATAGAATTTTAACCAGTTGTCAATATTACTTTTTTGAAATGGATTGACCCAATCTCTTAACTCACCTCCACCGAAAGAGTATGACTCTTCACAACAGGTTTTAATTAAAATGAGCAAACTTTCAACTTCTTTTTTACTTAGTGTATTGAATGATAAAAAAGGATTTAAATCAGATCTTCCAAGTATTTCTGCTGTTAAATATGCTCCTATTCCATTGAAGTACTTTTGATTAAGCAAAACCTCACACAAGTTTTTTTTGAAAACTGGTTTGTCTATATTATCAAATATATTTTTTCTAAAAAGTTCATATTCTCTAACTGGGTCAGGTCCTCTTTTTGTTCCAGTAAATGGTTTATTCACTGAATATTTTGGACCCATATATCCACCATGTAATATTAAAGAATATCCTTGTGAATCATCAAGTCTCAGTCTAATATAATTGGTGTTATTCCATTCTGAAGTTGGTACATATTTCCAATTTCCATTCATTCCCATGAATACATAAATTTCATAATTATCAATGTGAATTTTCAATTCTTTTCCTCTTGATGATGAATTTATCGTGAATTCATGATCAATAAAAAGACTCGGTACATTCCCTTTTGCTACATGATAAGCTTTTATGAATTTTTTATTAGTAGATTTCTCATTTATAAAATCTGACATTATTCTAACTTCCGATAGTTCTGGCATAAAAGATATTTTTCATGATATGGTGAATTTGATTTTTGTTTAGAAATTTAGTATTTCATGATATTCTATAGGTTTTCTTTCTTCACTGGATAAAAGATTAAAAAATTTACATTGTCTCAATATGTATTCAGAGTGTTCTATATTCTTTTCGTTTGCTTTGCCGAGAGTTAAGTGAAAAGAAAAATAGGGCTCTCTATTCAAACCACAAGTTTCTCTAATTATCTCAGCATCTGGACAGTATACTCTAAGCCACCAGTGATTGCCATTACTTCTTGGTTCGGTTTCTACATAGAAGTCAATTTCTTTACCATTAAAGATTAAAGAAACTTGATTGAATATATCACTATTCATCCTATCTGATATAAAACTAATGTGTGTTCCTCGAAGATTTTTATTTAGTTCAAGATTAAACCTTTTTTTCAGAAACCAAGCATAATATCTTGCAAGATCACAATCGGTTTTAATGATCGCTACTCTTTTCCAAGAAGATTGATTTTTATGTTTTCTAGTAACATCTTCTGGTTCAAAATCTAATATGCCTCTTACTTTGATTAACATATTACAAATATAAGAAATATTTAGGTATAATTATGTATTAAATATATAAAGAAAAAATATTTTATATGAATAATTTGTTCAAATCTACTCCTGGTTTGTCTAAAAAAGATTTAAGATTACTTAGAGAAAAGTTTGTTAATCAATATATTAGAGAGAAAAATTGGAATAAAGATAAGCTAACACCAAGTCAATTACTTGAGATAGTGGAGAATTCTTTATATAAAGATCCACAGCCTTAAAAAATATCTTCTGTAATATTCTCCTTTAGATGTGAATATGGAATATTTTCTAAACTTGGTAAAAAATTTATTAAGTCTGACCTAGTTCCAACGAAGGAATACTGACTATCACCTTCTTCTTGACAATAGCAGTTTCTACCATCCCAATATACATATTCTGGGCAGTATCCTTTTTGTGAAAGAACTTCTTCGATCTCATATTGTTCTTTTTCTATCCAAGATTTCGAAATGAACATTTTTTTAGTATTATCATTCTCGATAATATTAGTGTAATAAGTCTCCTTAAAATCATCACTTTTTTTCTTTATTTCATCGTCGTCCTCATCATCCCACCCAGGATAGTCTATATCATTATCTCCTGGAATTCTAACTACTGGTAATGTTTCCCAATCAATTTTAACACAAGCTTGACATAGTTTAGCCAGGTATTCAATGTCTTGAATTTCATCAGTTGTGTGTTCATTATAGTATCCAACAGATATATTTGTACATTCTGGCACAATATCTGTGAACTGAGCAGAGTCTGTCATAATACCTGTGTTATCTGGTGATAAATTGAGACCTAGTCCGGTTGAATTTAGCCTATAAGAAAGTAATTCAGCGAATTCATTTGAACAACATCTACCATATAATTGATGTGTAATAACAGAGGTTGTTCCTCTTCTATCAAATGAAATGACCTTTGTGATATTAGGCCAGTCAAATCCACTTGAAAGTTCGCTGCTACCAATACATCCAACTTCTTCTCCTATAAAGAAGTAGTAAAGACCAGGTATATTTTTTTCAATCATATAAAGAAGAACTACTAGTCCAGCTTTATCATCTGCTCCAAGTATAGTTTTTCCGTCAGTACCAATTAAATTATTTTCATGTATATGAACAACATTTTTACGATATGAACAAGCCGTATCTAAATGACACGTGAACATAGTAGTGAAACCATCACCAATAGTTAGGAAAAAGTTACCAAATTCATCCATTTGTGTTCCTTTAGGAAGAAACTTTATCATTCTATATTCATTTCCATAAGGAATTGTTTGTTTTGTAAGTTGTAGAAATTTTCTTCGTATTCTCATCGATTTTATTTATAGATTAATACAAATATAAGAATAAAAAAACAAACAAACAAATAATTTTTAATATAAAAATAAAAAGAAATTTACATCATGCAAGCAAATTATACTCCACTATTCACATATATAATTCCTTTTAGATTTAGACCAGACAAGATGATTCCTTTAAGAAGAGTATTAGATTGGTTGTCGGGATTCCAAGGAGTCGAGATTTTAATTGTTGAACAAGATAAACACTCTAAAATTTCACATATGAATTTGAAGGCTAAACACATTTTTATTGAAAATGAAGGTGAGTTTAACAAGTCTTGGGCTTATAATGTTGGATTGAAGAGAAGTCAATCACCTGTGGTTATCTGTGGTGAAGCCGATTTTATTATGAATCCAAATGATTTGATTTTTTCTTTGAACACATTACAAAATTTTGACTGTGTTTTACCAATCAGTAAGGTCACAAACTTGAATCCCGGTGAATCTAATATGGATTTTAATTCTATTTTTAGTGTTAAAAACAACATGCCAACTTTTGTTTCAACAAATGGAATTTCATTATTTAAAAAAGATGCTTTGAATAGAATAGCCGGTTGGAATGAAGATTTTATTGGTTCGGTATATGAGAATAGATTTCAAGAGATGAAGGTAACAAAATTGTTAAATACCAAAAAACTTGACCTAATTGGATATCACTTTTTTCATCAATCTTCAATGCCTAGTTTTCAGTTTGATCAAAGAAACAAACAAATATTTGAACATTATTCTGATGCTGACGTAAATAAACTACAGAATCACATAAATATTGTTGCATCAAAAGTAGGACACGCCAATAAGTTCTGTGGAATTTAACACTCCACTCTTATTTTCTCATACTTGATTAACAACTTATACATTTTATCAAACTCAGAATCAATATTCTGAACTATTTTTGAATGCCACTTGTTGTTATTAAAGTATTCGATTATCATTCCCGATTTAAAATCGTCTTTATTTTTTGGGAAAAAATATCTCTTTTTTTCTGTCAAAGTAAAGGAAATACCTTGGTAAATGTAGGTCTTTTTCTCTAATTGTGAGTCGTAGTTGGTAATTATTAAATTATTTTCAGTTCCATCACTCTTTACGACCTTCGGTTGTTCTTGACCTTTAACTTTAATTACAATTGATTGTAATTTGAATGTTTCTCTAATGAACATCGCATCAAATTCTAAGTCCGAATTATCATCATAAGACGAAATGGCAATGAACGCTTCAAAGAATTGGTTTTTATAAAAGGATTTTATTGGTAAAATTGTGTAATCATGTGAGTATAGATAATCACATATTTTTTCATTAACTATAGAGTTTAGAGTATCATCAGATAATATGAGATATCTAAGATTAATATCAGATAGATTAAACATAGATTATATATTAAATCTATCATTCCAAACTTGAAATTACTTTTTAATTTCCGAAACTGAAAAGATAGATGTCAAAACTTTCGAATCTAATTTCTTTATTTCTGAGAAAATAGATATCGCATCCACAATATCGGTAGCTTCAACTTTGTTAATAATCTCATCCGGATTATTTTTAGTAAAAAGTGCAAAGGTTTTCATATAATAATTTATTTTTTGAATTCTTCGTATATATGTCTGTAAAAAATTTTTTCAACAATCTCCTTATACTTTTTTTGACAAACTATACTATCGTGAATAGTCACAAGTTTTATCTCAGGGTATATATACATAATTTCTTTTATTATTTTGTTGAAAATAAGACAAGATTCTAAATTTTGAAGGTCATGTGATAAAACTTTATAGTTATTATGAAGAGTTTTATATTCTTTAATAAAGAGATAAATGGTTGGAAAAAGTTTTTTGAATAAACTATCACCTTTGCTTCTAAAGTTTTTCCCGAATAAAACTTTATAAACCATTTCTTTAACTAATTTCTTTTGTTTAAATTCTGAATTATCCATTAAATACTGATAGAAATTGCCTGAAGATGTCAATATTCTAAACAACTGAAATTCTGATTCATCAACAATTGACATACCATCAGATTCAATCAATTTATTTAGAAATAAAGGTTGGCTGTTTTTAATATCGATCTCAGTTGTCTCTTCATTATCAATTAATAAACAATTTTTTCGGATGAAGGATTTTAGAATTGTAAAATTTGTATGCATTCTACCATAGTTATCAAAGTGATAAAATATGTGTTTGTCATTAATACACTCTACACTATACTTATTTCGATTGTAAATGTCAATATCTTGTAGGGTAGAATCTAAAAAGAAAATAGCTTTATCAAATTGTATTGTGACATGAAATAAATCATCTACAAGTTTTTTTTTAACATCTGGTATGATAGAATTAGATTTTATGTCTTGACTTTCTATGAGAGATATTGCGTTTTTGTACTTTTTGAGTAAAACACTATCATCATTTTTGAATCTATTAATTTTACCTTTTATGACAAATTCATTTAGACGATATATCCTGGCATTTTTTCCTTTTTGATGATTTCTAACTAATTTGAGTATATTTTGTTTGACTAAAAATTCTATGTAGTAATTATATCTAAATCCATATTTTTCTTTTAGTACAACGGATGATAAATTAAAAATATTCTCTTTCTTAAAATAATATTTTAGTATTAGATTATGAACTATATCTATCAAATAACAAGTCTTTAACTTAACTTCTCTATGGTAAAATTGTTTACTTCGGGATATATCAAATAAAACCTCAGGTAAAAACTGAACACTATATTTCTTATCGTTCAGTTTTTTTCTGATGTTAAATTTTTTTGATTTGTATTCTTTTACAATCATGACTTATCGTAATTAACAATAAAATCAGAGCAGACTCCAAGACATTGTGAGACATCATCATTGAAGAGTTCTGGAAGAACGGCGATACTATTTGGTATAGGCTGTTTTCCAGGATATACCCAAATAAATTTTTTAGAAGTCAGAGCTAGTGTATCAGTTTGATGCCAGAAGTAATTTACCTCTTGATAATTATTATGAAAGAAAATTAAAGCATCAATGTTTTTACAGTGAACCCATAGTTTATCAGATCTTTCTATGATCCAACTGATATCAATTTTGTACTGTGGAAAATCATGACCAAGCCACAGTACATTATTGATTTGCCAAACATCGATTTCAACCTCATATCCACTTGATATTGATAAGTCAATATATGATGGTTTATTCTCTTCAGACTCAATCCGACCGTTAATATTTCCTCTATGTGAGATTAGTCTCATAATTAAAAAATTCTATATGCCAAATCACTTGAAAACTCTTTTGTTCCCCACTTCTCGATGGCCGCTAAATACTCTGGCTTATCAAATTCTTTATCTATAGCTTGTCTCATAGCTAGTCCACCAGAAAGAGTTCCCATAGGATGCCCATGCATCGCTCCTCCAACATTTGCCATCCAATCAAAAGACTCGAGAAGCCCATTGATATATTGAACTAAACCAGGATGCATTCCACAACTAAGTGCTGGTACAATATTGTATTGCCACAAAACTTTCAATGCGTCTTTTAGTTCTTGATCATCTTGATTCATATATCCACCAATCATGCCAGCATGAATAGAGTCAGAACCAGACCAACCAGCGATTTTACAAATAACAGGCCAGTAGATGTGAAATGGTGCTCTTCTATCAGTAAAGAATTTGTCTCCACTTTTTTGAAAGTGAATCCAAAGATTTGGATTTTGTTTTCTGATTGCTCTGTAAGCTCCTAATCCACTCCAAACATTAATATGTATACCATTTCCACCTTCATTAGCTACAAAATTAGCTCTTTCTAAAGCGTAAGGACTATCTCCATTAATACAAAATGTATAGATTACATTGGGTGCATTTTTTTGTAACCAATTTGTAATAAGAGGAACTCTTTTTTGTAAAGAACAGTGATCGGGGTTTCCTAGCAATTCATCTTCTTTGATAAAATTAACACCACCGTGTACCATCTCCTTAACTGCCTCTAAAAGAACTTCTGGACTCATACCAACTTTTGGTTTGATTATACCACCGAAAAAAGGCTTATCATTCACACCATTGAATCTTCTAAATCCATCGATGCCATAAGCTGGTTTTAGTCTAAATTTATTTTCAACCTCTTCTGGAAGATTTATATCTAAAACATGACACTGTTCAATCTCGAGTATATCAACTTGACCACCAGCGATGTGACAGAGTATTTGAGATACACCGTCTTCTTCAATATTAATATTTTCAAGTGGAAAAGCTATTTCAATGATTCCTTCTTTTACCGAAGATAGATAACTTTCATCCTCTAAGATGAAACAACTGTGGTCTTGAAACATTTGATCTGTTTCCCAGATACTTCTATTTTTAGGATTACCAATACTTTGTCCTATGGCAAGATTCCAAGCTGCCTCTCTCAATGATGTTCTTCCTTTAAGGAAATATTTTACTACAAAATATTTCTTATAATCAATGTCTTTTGTAAAAATGTTTACCATAACCTTTCAATATTATTTTATTTATTTTATTATAAATAAATATTTCAAGGAAGTTTACAATTTGCTAATACTAAATATATAGAGTAAAATTTAGATTATTTTTTAGAGATTTCCTTTATTCCTTTGAGGCCTTTTTTGTCTTTTTCTTTGCCTTTTTCTATTTCAGTATAAATATCTGGATAAACTTGTTCTTCTGAATCAACATCATACTTGATATCGAAAAAATCCCCAAAATCTAACAGACCATTTCTAGTAAGTTCTATCTCACTTTTCTTGTTGAAATATAGGTCTATTTTATCTTGTATTTCTTGTACAAATAAATTGAATATTCTTATTGTATTTTCGGTGAAAATACCGATTGGTTTTTTTCTTTTCTTATTGAACGAACCTAAAATTACCTTGAATATGTATTCAAATTTTTTATTTTCAGAAATAAACTGTTTGGTCATCTTATTTGGAATTAATTCGACATTAATTCTAAATTTATCTTTATCAAAGAACTCAGGTACTATAAAATCAAAGTTCAACAAATCTTCTTTGACATCAGACAAATAAGAGTTGTAAAGTTTACAAATTAAGTAGATATAAATTTCGTCTCTTTTGTTACCTTGTATTTTCAGTTGTTTCATATCAACAGACTGACAAAAGTTCAGGAAGTTAACTAAAATAAGTGTGTATATTTCGACAAAATCAGTTGAGTTTGTATCTGATATTCTTTTATATAAAGGATTTAGAATTTCGAATTTTGAGTCTTGTCCTTCAATTTTTAGAATTAATTTTTCTAAATTTTTTTGAAAGTCATCATCCATTAAGAAAGAGTTTTGTAACTGTGGATTCAAAATTTTATAGAAAAAGTAAGCAAATGACTTTTCACCAAAAACGAACTCTAAATCTTTTTCACTTGTGTTCAAGAAGTATTTAATTGCTTCAACTTTTTGTTCACTTAACTTACCTTTGAATATAACAGGAATTACATCAACATCAAAAAGTCTTGCGTATTCCTCAAGTTCATCATTTGTATAATTGAATTTTCCATTTTTACAAATTGAAGTCAGAACTAAATTGTTTTTAGGAATTCGACTATATTCGATATTAGCTGGTTGATTGTCAGGGAAGTATTCAAAACCAAAGTGCCAACTTTTATTCAGTAATCCTTTTACTCTATCATCGATAGAATTGAAAAAATAGATTGCATGATTATAGTAGTTCTGCATAGCCATATCAATTAGATTGATAGGATCGTTGGAGATAGATTTTACTCTAATTGTAAAGTCTTTACCATCCCAATTGACATAAATTTTACTACCTTGTATATCTTCAAAAACAATTATTTCATTGTTGAATAGATCATTTAAGAACTTTTCGTCTTGAATGTCATTTAGTTTCATGAGTCTTGACATAATCTTTATAGTTGAAAGTTATTTTTTGTTTTTAATTAACTTTTATTGTCTTCCAATTTAATATATATAAAATATGAGTGACACTAA